GACTTAGCATTGAGATTGTACACAGACTCAACACCGCCAACAGGCATAAGGTATATGTGACCTGTAAAGCCCGCTTTTCTAAATTCGTCAACTGCTTGTTCTGCATCTTTAATATCCTGTTCTGTTGCTACTACTAATTTCAAATATGCTGTACCGACTTCTTCGTATGTACATACAATTTCTGGCTTAATTGCATCTTCCCACTTTTCACCACTTGCTGGCAATTTAGCACTTACACTAAATGTAATTTCACGACCTACTTTGTTCCAGTTATGTAAGTATTCTCTAAACTCAGGAGTTAATTGTTGAGTGCCATTTGTTTCAAATGTAATCTCTGTTAATCCTTCCATCTTGGGATGATCCAGCAAGTCTGGATAAGCTCGTTGCCAACCCAACAATGGTTCACCACCTGTAATTACCAAATGCTCGTCTTGCCATTCTCCGTGTGGAATAATTTCCATAATACGATCTGCGATAGCATCGCTTGTAAGCATTGGACTTAGATCCTTAAAGTCAGGATGCCAACTGGCATAGCTATCGCAACCTGTTGACACTAGTGGCAAATCTTCATACGTGTTGTATAAATGTACTACACTAGCAATATCTTCTGCTTCCGTACTTAATTCTCCACGTGGCATGCCAAAACCAGCACATTTAAAATTACAACCAAATGTGCGCAGGAACACACTAGGAACGCCCATATAGCGTCCTTCGCCTTGTACACTATAAAATAATTCTGCTATCTTAATCTTGCTCATTTACTTTTACCCACGGTTTATTATTTCCTGCCCAATCTTGTATGTCACTACTCCAAATCATTAGTTTATTATAAACAGGATATAACCATGCCCAGTCAAACCAATGCATCGGAAAACTAATCCAATGTCCTAAGTAGTATAACATTTCACTTAGTATCCTTGCAAATACTTTTTTAATCATTTGTTATCTTCTTCAAACCACTCATCGACCATTTGTTCTGCTTCTTGCTGTGTAAGTGCTGGTACGAAAATACGAACAGGGCCGCCTGCGGTATGTTGTACATTAAATTTAACTATACCTGCTGGCAAATCACGCATATCTCGTTCAACTACAAACTCTTTTAAATTTTTAGCACGATTAATCAATTGATCTGTTAGGTCTTTAGCTGTGGTCATTTTGAAGCGTACTCTTGTTGCATTTTAATATTGTCAAAGAATTCTTTCTTTGTACCCATGTCGTCTTTAAATGCTCCACGCAATACTGTAGTCTGCGTCAACGAACTTTTCGCCATAATGCCTCGATTCTCACAGCAACCGTGTATCATTTGAATATACACACCTAAGTCCTGTGCCCCTGTAGCTTTTTGGATTTCCCTAGCAATGTCATTACAAAGTTCCTCCTGGAGAGTACCACGTCTGGCACACCATTGGGCAATGCGTGTGTACTTGCTAAGTCCAATGAGCTTTTGGGCAGCAATAATGCCAATATAAGCAACACCAGATACGGGTTGGTGATGATGGCTACACATACTGCGAAGCTCGCTACGTACAACAAGCATACCTTCATAACGGTCCGCCGAATCATTTGGAAATGCTGTTGCGTCTGGTGCCGGGTCATATCTTCCACTCATTATTTCATTAAAGTACATTTTAGCAAGACGCTTCGCAGTACCATGCGAGTTTGGATCTGTTTCTCTATCAATTAAGAGAGTGTCTAACACTTTTTCAAAAGCTAGTGTAGCTTCTTTGATTAGAATTGCTTTGTTTTCTTCGCTAACGTATTCGCTGATATTATCTCCAGCCCAAAAACGTTTGTTATCACGTTTCATTTTAAAACGTAGCACATCTGCTAGATTAGCTTCTTTATAATTCTTATCATCGTCACTTTGCTGTTCTGCGCCAGCAAGAACATTTTGTAAATCTTCTGTTGTAAACGTGGTCATTATTACTCCTATGTTTATATTATATAGGTTTATTTAGGTTTTTGCAATATATTTTCTGCTCGAAGTTTTCGACAACCTTCTTTAACAGCAATGGGATAATCTGGACTTATTTCAGCAATTGAACAATCATATCTGACAGTCAAGTGCGGATTTTCTATATTCCACCAAATTACAAATACAAATGCCCCGATGGAAATTAATAGTGCTAGAACGAAATCTAAATTTTGTCTGAAACTAGAATTTTGCATAGATGATAGTCCTTTTTTGATTTAAAACGAAACAACATACAATCATGATATGGATGGCTAGTATAACGTTCTCCAGGCAATCCAAACACTTCCATTATATCAGCACATACGGCATTCCACCATTTATTTGTATCTTGACTTAGTTTCCAGTCTATACGAATTTCGTAAACAGAATTAACGATTTCCATGTCTTTCTGCTTGTTCAAGTATGCGAAGCTCATCTTCTAAATATTCTTTATAGCTAGCCAGTGTTGAGACAGCCTGAATATTTCCGCCCTGTTCTGCAAGATTTTGTAAATCTTGTTCAACTTTGACAATCTTTTCTTTAAGATCTTTAGTACTTAACGTCATTTTTTAAACCTTGTAGCAATGCTACCGCCAAATAAACAATTGAATGCTAACCAAGTTTGCCAAGTAAACGGAATGTTTAATACTGGAAACAACGTATTCAAACTCCATATACCTACGATAGGTCCAAATATAACGGCAATTACAATGAATATAATGCCTACTACCAGTTTTAATAATGCAGATGTCATAACCAAAAATCCTCCCACGGATATACTAACCAGCAGTCTTCTTCTGCCTTGTTTACTGTCCAAACATAATAATCTGGATCTTTAAATTGACTGCTAAAATTGTGTGTTAATACTGCAAAGCGAACAGAATCTCCCCAGACAGAATTCCATTTCAAATCGTTAGGAAATGCACTAGACTGCCAATCTTTTTTAATCCAATTTACAGTTGAGCCTTGGTCGTTAATATCGTCAACAATAAGAATCCGTTTGCCTTCAAAGGCATCTTCTGCCATGCTGCAATTACTGACACAATCACCGCCATCACGGAGACTAATATCTAGACTGTTCATTTTAATGCCAGTATATTGACTAAGCAGATTAGCAGGAACAAGCCCGCCTCTAGTAATACCTACAATATAGTCTGGTCGCCAGTTATGATTATTCATTTGCCTGGCAATTTCTAATACTGCACCTTCTACTTGTTTCCAAGTGTAATAAACTTTCTTCATGCAGTTAAACCATAAGCTAGTGATTGCATTTCTTCTTTAGTCATGAAAAAATTGTAAGTATTAATGTTTAGTAATTTACCATCTTTAAATGATTGTTGAACCATGTCAATGCTAAACAGCCCTTTGGGACTAAGTACTTCGTGTTTTTTTAAAACAAGTCGAAATCCTTCGTCTTCTTTAATAACCATTTCTTTATAAGTATCTCTAACCGATTCATGTAGTTCCATTATTATCTCCTTTTATTGCTTCGAATGTTCTATACTTGCCCAAAGCATTTATGTACTGATCGTACAGTTCTTTGAGCTTAGGATGTTTAGTTTCTAGTTTAACATCTCTTTCAGGAATATTCAAGACTTTTTCGATTGTGTTTAGCCGTTCTTCTAAGTCTCTACCATTAATAACTAAATTACCTTTTACATCTAATGTAGGCGGATTGGTTTGATTAATCTTTAAGACTTCATTCGGATAGCCAGCGGTAGTATTAGTAACCCAATTAGTTCCGTTAGTTCCTGTAGTTAAAAATTGTCCGTTATTTCCTGTTCCGTATGGAACAGTACTAGTATTAGTTGTTGGATAGTATGCCATTTTTTCTGTCTGTCAAATATTGTTCGTAGTGTATCCATTTGTTCTTAACAAGAAAACCCCACTCTCTTTTTTTAGGTCCTACAAAGAATAACGTCCACGCTGTTACACCGGGTTCTAATTCAACACGATGATAGTTTGTAGACTTACCGAATCTAAAACTACCTGGACCACGCCATACTCGATATTCGGTAAATTTATTACCTAATGAATCAAATACTGGAATCCATTCCCAATAACCGCCCTTCAGGATAATAGTAAAATAATTCCAAGGATGATCGTGTACATCGTCTGGATCTGACTTTAAGAATTTGTGTAAAAATACATTATATGGAAATGTTACACGTTCTTTGAAGAAAATATAGTAACGTTCAAGATATGGTTCGTTTTCCGTACGATCCATAATAATACGTTTACGGTCGTGTAGTTCCAGCCAGTTAAGGACGTGGTCTTTGATCTTCTGGAGTATCATAGTGGTCTTTCACAAGTTTATAAGTTGTTTTAAACTTTTCAAATGCTATTTGTAATCCTGGATATTCTTTACACATTTTTTGTACTCGATTCCAATCCGGAAATTGATTAACCCAATCTTCGGGAGTGTTGAATGTGAACGTAGAATAATCTGTTCCGTTTAAGCCAGATCCTGCTGTAATTGTATTAAGCTGACTAGTAGTTAACGGTGAAATAGTACTATAACTGCTACCCACACTACCTGTGTTTATAGTTACAGTACCTCCGGAATAGCCTGAATATCCTGTATTAGGATTGTATCCTGTTATTCCAGAAGTACTTGGGTATGCCGTTAGCGTTATGGTATCGAGTGAAGAAATTTGAATAGTATCACTTGATGTTATCGAGTAATCCGACGGCACTGAAGAATTGGTCATGTAGATCCTTTGCTTGTTTTTGGACCATATGAATCCTTGTTGTGTAATTATCCATATGTTCCATTATTTTACGACATAAATCTGCTCTGTAAACTGTATAGGCATCAAAACTTTCAGTCCACTTACTAGGGTATTTAAATCCATCGTAATACATTTCTGTATAACTTAGTCGATCCGGGACCATAGGAATAGCATCAACTACCGCACCTTCATAGCAACTAATACCTAATGTTTCTTGTAAGTTGGCACTAAACACCATCTTTGCTTGGCTTAACAAGGTATGATATTCATCTTTTGTTAGCTGTTGGTCCTGACACACTACAAATTCATACTGCGGTAAGTGTATAGCAAGATCTCGAAAAATTTCAACTTGTTTCTCAGGCGCGATTCGATGCGGGAAAAGAATTAAATCACGTTTAATCATTCCTGTATATGGTTGCAATGTGTCTTGCATATACTCCATAGGCCAACCTGTTTGTTGCATCTTAGGAAATTTACTGTTTAATACTTCGATTAAATCTTCTTCATACCAAGGATTTTCATTTTGAAATCCTCCGTTGAGTAATTCTCTAAAGAATAGCTCCATATGAAATTTGGTAGCAAAGTAATTATGATCAAAAGCATGATAGAAACTTTGCTCGGCATGGCGCACCCAAGGTTTAGCTCCAACAAGACGCCCTAAGAAGTCTTGAGGATCATAACTGCCAGCATGCCATAAGCCATGTGTGACCACTGGAATACCCAGTAGTTCGCTCATATACTTTAAGTTTATGATACCAGGATGCCAAGCATCAGTAAAAATAAAATGATCACCTGGCTGAACTGATCCGGAGCAAAATAAACGCCCCATTTGTTCCACTTGACTAGACTTATAGATATTGGTACCACCAAAATTAAGGAAAGCACCAGGAGTAGTGGCTGAAGGAATATCCGTAGGGCCAGAAATAATTTGAACATTGTGTCCTGCCTTTCGTAATAGACTAGGTACATGGGACTTCCACTGCCCCGTGTACCTAGTTTCTACTGCTTCGAGATCAATTAGAAATACGTTCATTATTGTATCTCGGATTTTTACCTAAGTAAGGTTTACGTTCGCCTGTATAAGGTTTCTTAGGACGACGAGTTTTATCAAAGTTACGCCACTGCCAACTTTCCCTATTATACAAATGTGCTTCGTCGAACGGAGCACCCTCCATTTTACACCAATCAAGGAATGCCTCTAGATCCTCGAAAATTCTAACAACATCCGGACGAGTTTCGAAATAACTAATGTCGTTGTAGTTTTTAGCCATAGTAGCCTCTTTTTATATTAATATTTGATAAATGAACCATTTTCTCCGTCTTCGGAGACCTCAATCCAGATCTCTCGATCTGGATACTTTGCTGAGATTGTGTCATGTAAATCATCTGACATCATCTCGCAACTTTTATAATCAAGTTTCAAAACGGAATCTTGACCATTATACAGCGACTCGAGCCATCGCTTGAATTGGATAAACTCGACGTCCCTGTCATTGTGTTGCACACTAAGCCACACCCTGAAATGAAAGATGTGACGATGAGGAGTACCAAGAAACGACACGTCATACATGTCTCCTGTTGCTAGTTTAGGATCTGTCGCGGCTGCCGGATAGCAATGGATACCTTCTTTTTGGAAAGTAACCCAGATCATTTTGTTTGGTCGAATGTCTTGTTTGATAATCATGTTGGAGTATCTTGTGTATATTGATCCCAATAAGTATATTTGTCTTTACTCATTAGATCGTGTAGTTGATGAGTCCACACACCGGGATTAGTCGCACCCCAAGTGCGATCATCCAATTTAAGTGTGGCGTTATAGTTAAATTGATTAATGTAAGGTAGCTTAACACTAATCATTGGTACAAATCTTGGATATTCACTATATCCAGATTCAAGTACACCTTCAGAATGACTGACATCAAAGTCTAGAGTCACCCAGTAATCTTTCTTTAAACAAGGAATAATAACATCGTCCCATGCTCGATATTCTTGGAATGTAATTCCTTTAGGATTAAAACTTTGACTAGTACCAAAGTAGATATGTTTTACTTTGCTTTCTTCGGCTTTTGTAAGAATTTCTTCGATCGGAGGAGTACCTACCACAAACAATGTAAACATACCATAACAAATAGTATGCTCGACTTCGTAACCTGTAAAGTAAACGACACCTTGCCGTTCTTCGGTGTTTAGTCCCATTTAATATAACCTCTACTATAACCACTCGGACGATTAACGCCGTCCGCAAACGCTTGTTCCCATTCTGTACTACGATTGTAACATTGTGTCCAAAAAGAATCAACCTCTAAGTATCCGTTTTCAATAAAGAATTTTGCCATTTGCATACATTCAATAAAATAAGGATTACGGGGACTAGGTTTGATAGTAGTAATAGCCTTCCAAAGTTGGGCTTGTGCTTCCGGTTTACTAACTGCTTTGCCTATCCCGTCTATAATCAACGCATTGTTATTTAGATTTATTTCTGTGCCTAGTTCGTATTTTCCTGTCAGATCTACAACAACATCGTAACTTTCGCTAGTGCCTAATAATAACTTATCTCCCCACAAGTCTTGATTACTTGAACCCAGTACATCCACATGGTAGATATAACCGTTTAGTCGCATAGCATGATAAGCAACCCATGCAAGAAATCCACTACCAATAATTAGCATGCGTGTGTTTTCATTTCGACCCTGTCTATCTAACAATTGTTCTTTGGCTTGATTAATAAGGTTAAGACCGCAGGCAACAGGTTCTAAGATATATTTAGGGTCAGCAGATGGAACTTTGACATACTCTTCGATACGTACATTATAATAATCTGCATACGCCGGCTCTCCACGTGTTGCTACGATATCGCCTATTTTAGTTTTAGCAATACCTGCGCCTACTTTAGTTACCATGCCAATGCCTTCGTGCCCTTGCATGTGTAATGGTAATGGACCAAATTCGCCCATCATCATATCAATGTCGCTACGACAAACACCGGTCATTAAGGCTTTAACTTCGATTTCGTAATTACTTGGTTCAGGTTTATCGAACTCAACTTCTTCAAAATAACCTTGACCCGTTGTTTGTAAACACTTTACTTTCATAATGTTTCGATCCTTTCGTGTATCCATGTATCAACATCAAACTGTTCCAGCCAGAATTGATAATTATCTACATTATCGATAGCATCTTTAATCATATTGCTGTATGCTTCTTCCGGGCACCATCCTAAATCAAAGCGTTCAACAGAGTTATCCTGCATTATAAACTCTATACCGCTATTTTCATATTGCATACTACGCCAGTTAGCAGTACAATTCCACTTATTACCGAATCTGATATTGCAATAGTCGTCAACGTCGTAGGTTCCTTTGGAGTTTACGGTACCGTATTCTGTGCTGTTTATTTCTTCTAATAGCCAATTTTGCATAGATGCACTGCCGTTTACAAGTTCTTTACGCCAGTTGTCATTCATAGCAACATAAAGACTTAGCAAATGTGGCATTAAGTCACGACTAACACCACCAAATGCTAGTTTGCGTGTAGTAAACCAACTACCGGGGCTAGGAATACAGTTTTTCCTAGTCCACTCAATGTTTACTGTTTTTGCTTGACTGGCTAGTTTTTTTAATTCATTAATGTTACTACGCCACATATTGTTTTTAACCATCATAAAACGTGTTTGTGAAAACGTAGTTATTAGTTTCTGCCATGTAGCACTATTGGCAGTACCTGGTTTTTCAATAAAAACAATTTTAGTATATGGTGCTAGTTTAGCCGCAAGCTCAAAATGTGTAAAATTAGGTGTACAAATATGTACAGTATCAAACATGCGACAAGATAGAATAGCAGAATCTACTGAAATAAAATCTGCACCTTTGCTAGAGTCTTGATCAACAGTAATAACACCGTGTCCTAGTTTTTCTAAGACACTTGCATATAATTTGCCAATACCCATACCGACTATAAGACTAGTTTTCATTCTTTTCTTCTTTCGATTGCTCGTATTTTTTGAACATACGTGTTACATCTTCCATGCTAGGTTGGAATATATCGGGGGCATTTTGACTGGCACGATCCAAATCCCAATAACTAGGATAATGACGCAACACAGAATAAGCACGTTGTCTAATAGCCTTCGGAACCCTAGGAGTCTTTTTAGTATCTAACAAATCGTGTAGTAAATTACTTGCGGCAATTACTGCTCTAAATCGTTCATCAGGTAATGTCATGCACACTTGCCTCTAATGCGTCTAGTTTATCTATTGCAGATTCGTCAAAATCCACTTCATCTTCTGATTGTACACTATCTTCGTCTATTTCTTCAAATAATTCGGAGTATTTTGTACTGGGATTAACAGTTCGTTTACCTGTATATCCTCGTGTTCCAGGAATAGCTTGCCAGAATTTATCATGCTTACTGATAATATCAAGTGCAGACTCTCTGTCTGGAGCACTAAAAATAGAATCAACTACATCTTTAAAATAAACTCTTTCAAAATTTTCTTGAACTAACATTGCTGGACACAGCCCAGCGTCGTATTGACGATTAGCTTCTTGTACACTATTCAAATGCAACCAAACATTATGGCCCATCATAATAGCGTAGGTAAAACTATCCCACGATGTCTTGCCAATCTTACCAATTTTATTTTGATCGTTAGGACCGTAGATACAAATGTCTTTGACTTCAACACCGTCCATTAGTGGACTAGTAGTAAATGATTCAAAATGTTTATCTTGTACAACTACATCTTGGAAGAGTCGCGTGTCTTTGCTGTATTTTTTGCTGTCAAGAGACGGCAACATGCGGTAGAGCCACTTTTCTCTATCTTTAATTTCTGTTTGGACATAGATTTGTCCGTTTGCTGTTGCAAGGAAGGGACTTGCGCAGTCAAAAGATATGGTAAAGTTTTCATTGTGGTATTTCCTAATCGCTCGTTGAATATCAGTTAATAATAATGCCCACTCTAACTTAGAGGTGCCCAGGAAGTGCATCCAGTCTTGATGACCTTTTTCAAGAAGTCCATCAAATTTTAATGCCACTAGTCTACGCAATGTTAGTTCAACATCACACATATTTTGTCCACCCATGGCCCAACCGTTAAAGGCCTTGTCGCCATAGATATTAGGATCACAGAAGTCTTTCATCTTTTGATACCAATCTTCTGCTTGTTTATGATTTTCACCTTGTAAAACATTTAAAAATTTACAAGCACCTGTACGATGTTTAATAAAGTATTCGTTGTTGTACTTGGTTGCATCGACTGCTTGATCATAACTTGCAATACCGGTAGCAGCCTTACCAACAGGACTACGTTCAACCCACGCTGGAATATCAAGCACCATGCCATAATCCATTAAGGCATCCATCCATGCTAATACTTGTTCACGTTTTTTCTGTGCCGCATCTAATAGTGCTTGATAGTTTTTAACGTGATCAATCTTAGTATACTTAGGATTGCCATTCTTATCAGTCTTAGGATGTCCAGTTGGATGAAATTGTGGAACTAATTCAACACCCTTAGCACGGACTTCTGCCCATTTAGCTGCAACTTCAGGTCCATTTGGATCTCTCCATTCACCTGCCCACACACCTTTACCAATTTGGAATCCGCCTGAATCACCTAATACCCAACTTGTTGTGCGATCCCTGTTACGAAACATATCTTCGCTAGGATCAAATTTAGTAAGATCTAAATTAGCATGCCCAGCTGAATACAAACAATGATCATAATAAAATGCCGCATTAGGATCCAAATAGTTCATAGCTTCGATACCCATAGGACCAAAGCTGGCAGGAATACGTGCTGGATCTACATAGTTACTGTGGCGTTGTTTTCCTATGTAAGTACTATAGAACCCAGACGTTGCTGGTAAAAAGTATGCGTAATCGTTTTGTGTTGCTGTAAGATTCTTATTCAATTTTGCCCCACTTAATCTTTAACCAGATTCTCTCATGTACATAGTAGTCTAGAGTTAGAACTACATGTAATATTACAGAACCGCTGAATGCTGACTCCCAGTTACCTGTTAAGAGGTATGTCATAGGAATAGTCAGCATCAGCGCAGTCAGTCTGTAGCTGATCATTCTGGCAATAGTTCTTTTATGTGATTCCATTATTTAGATTGTGCTGGTAAAATGTAGTCGTAAACGGCAATTCCGCTATCAACAGTAATATTCAATGCACCTGCATCTGCAATACGCATAGTCTTATCACCGGTTAAGTTCAAAATACTTTGAACTTGTGTAACAGGCCATGACCAAGACTGTTTTAATTTGCCACTAACTCCGCTTTGGAATACAAAATTACCAGCGTGAGTGCTTGCATCACCAAAACTAAACACTAAGTTACCATCTTTGGTAGTAACTTGGAAAGTTTGTTCTTCACTGTGTGCTGCACTTTGGAATTTAAAACGTTGAATACTGGCCATAGTTGGCTCAAACTCGATATCCCAGTTTGCGCCTTTAAACTTAACGCTCTTCATTTTTTCATTAATGATATCTTGATTCATAAAACGATAATCGTTTTCAAAGTCGCCAGCGCCATTTTGGAAATGTAAGCCTGTTGGAATTTCTTCTCCATTGCGTTCTTGTCTAACTACGTTAATAGTAAAATTTTCTTTATATTCTGGACACTTTAAAATAATGTCCAATTTATTAAGATTAGGCATACCAAATACGCCTTCAAAATCTTCTACTGTTTCTTTTGATTTAGCATTAAGGATTACACTACGATCCTCTGCTAATGATTCAATTGCGATTTCTTTTTCGCTAGCTGAAACTTTTACCAAAGGTAAAAATCCCAAGCTATGTGTATGTGCTACTAGGTCTTGTAAAAAGTCTTTCATATGATTCTCCTGTTTTTAATTTTACTTGGTTTTTTTGACAATGTCAAGGATTTTTCCTTACCTTTTTGTTATATTTTACTGCTGATTCTACCAATGTATGCGACATTTGCAAACTATCTGCATAGTGTATAAATGCACTAGTATCTTTAGGAAAACATGCACCACCGAATCCACGACTTCCATCAGGACCAGGGACTCGCATATGGCTCATGCCAATACGTTCGTCTAGATTTAATAGTTCAACAACTTTGTTATAGTCAGCACCGTTCATTTGGCACATGTCATATAACTGATTGAAGAACGCTACTTTGACACTTAAGAAACAATTAGTAGCATATTTGACCATACTTGCTTCTGTCAATGTGCAATGTTCAATCTTATTTAGGTTTTTAAGAGAACCAATGAATAATTCTCTCCAAATATTTCCAGGATTGCTTCCGCCTAAAATCATGTATTCCTGATTGGCAAAGTCTTCATTGGCACTTACAGCACGTAAAAACTCTGGGCTATAGGCAATGCTATGATTAGGATAGTTTACTAGCAATCTATTTAGGTAATCAGGTCTTACTGTACATTTTATCAATACAGGCATAGTTGTAGGAACAGTATCCATTACTTGATATATTTGTTCAACATCGCAATCACCTATTGATGTCATAGGAGTACCGACACAGATAATGACGCCATCGGCATCAGAATAATCTTTTACTGTTTGCGGACTTATTTTAGGGTCTACAATGTATACTGTATTTTTTTTATCTATACTGTTGGCAACAGCTTTTCCAACAAATCCATAACCTGCAATTATAACTTTCATATTAAAACTCGAATAAACTATTAAATGTATTTTTTTCTTCTGTACTAGTAACGTCCCAGTTCAGTACTCCAATTAAGTTATCTAACTTATTGTCGATAATGGTCTGCTCCATTTCAGCATGATCAAAAGGTAAATCTTTAAACCATTGTGGTAATCTCAGTTCGTCTACTGGATATGCGACTGATGTAAAACCTAACGGATTAGGTTTAAGTTTACAGACAATAACTTTAGCACCATCTGTAATAGCCATGGAATACTTGTCATTAAACATACGTTTTAGCGTATTCCAATTAATACTTGCTCGAACGTGTCCAGGCATATTTGCTTTACCTGCTTTACGTTCTTTTTCTTGATATTCGGTAATTTTATTGGCACGTTTAGGACTGCCTTTTTCCCAACCTGGACGACCTTTGAACTTAATACGGAATTCACTAATATGATCCAATACTTCTTGTTCGGCCTTTCCCATTAGAACCATTTCTAATACTTCACTTAAAAAGTCTTGAATGAATTCCGGAGTATCACTACGTTTAAGATCTAAGCCCATAGCCTTAATCTTGCCAGCTTTGCCGTCCACATCGGTTCGTTTGCCTTCTTTATCATAGTATAAGACAGCATAACGTTTTTTAGTAATGAATAAACTTTTAGACCCAACAATTTCACGCCCAGCTTTAATAACTTCTCCACGTGTTTTAGGACAGTGGAATGTATCTAACATAAACTGTGGAAATGTAGTGTTTACTTCTTCACCGATTTGGTCATACAATTGAATTACTGTTTCTTTAGTCCACGGCAATTTACCAGTATCGATTTCTTTTTGCAATGTCTTGTAAGCACTGAAATAACAACTGTCTGTATCTCCATAGATAACAGCTTTGCCTCTATAGTCATATTCGCCGGTGATAATCTCATTGACCTTACCAGCCATATGTCGAACAATCTGTCGACCTGTTAGTGTAGTCGACTGCCCGATACGTTTATCAAAAAAGCGACAACCACTATTAAGAATGGCGCCATACAAACTATTAAGATTAATTTTCTTAACCAACTGTCTTTTATCCCAGTATTCTTCTTCAACTTTATTCCCCGCCTTGATAGCATCTTTAAGTTTGGCCTGCATCTCTTTACGTTCAGCATACCAGCGTTTCAATAGCCCAGGAATAATGCCTTCTGTTTCATACGTAAAAATAGTACCGTTAGCACTGATCATCCAAGGTTGATTGCTTTCAAAAATCAAACGATAAACTTCTGCAGCACTTAGTATATCACTGTCTCCGTTTTCCCAGTCAATGGTAATGTCCGTTCCAATCTCTTGATTCATCACGGCTGTGTATTCTAAAGATCCAAAAACACCTTCCCAAGCTGCCGCAAACGATTTACCTTTTGCCATTTGTGTTTCAGTAAATTCTTCAGTCATTGTTTGACGTAGTTGTCCAATAATAGTTTCTGGACCCATGTTTAAGGCACGAATTGCGCTAGGATAAAGACTGTTAATGTCTAATGATCCTACCCAGTCTTGCAAACCTTCTTTAGGATAAGCTACATACGCACCTGCGGCCGCTGTATCTTCTCGCTCACTCATCTTGGTACGATTAGGAACTTGAAAACCTCTACGATGCGCTTCGTTAATAATGGCCTGTTCAGTAACAGCCACTGCTCCCATTGTGGTCTGTAACAATACTGTACATTCATGTGCCAGTGTGTTGGCAAGATCCATGAACTTTAGTTTTTTATCTAGATCGTCAAGTAGTTTACAGTCGTTGATATTATATTCAACAAATGTTTTAAAATCATTGTTGTATAATTGATCTAGTGTGCCTTCGTATTGTGTTTTGCGTTTGCCCAATTCATATTCGGCAATAGCATCCAATCTATAACTATGACGTTCTTCATATGTGTACTTGCGATATAGTTCAAGATAGTCTAAGTGTACACGACCGATATAGTCATAGGTTGTACTAGTGCGACCATATTTTTCATATTCTCTACGCTTAGGTAATTGATCAAATAGGCAGAACCGTCTTGTATCTTCCTTTGATAAAACTTTAGTTACTCTATTTGTAGTATATGGAACGTCAAAGCCTTCGCTATTCCAGCCACTGATAATGTCTGCATCTTTGATTAAATCTAAGAACATGTCTAACAAGTCTGCTTCGTTGTCAAACAAATATGTATTAGGAAAGTCTTTGACCATTTCCTTAGCTTCTTCCATCTTAAGCTTCTTAGGTGGAATAGCCAAACATACCATAGTTTCTAACCATTGTAGGTAGACAGCAATTGCAGTGATTGGCATAAATGCATCGTCTGGACTAGCATAGCCACGTTCTGGATCAAAGTCCACCTCAATATCAAAAAATGCTACATTTAATTTTGGAGCATCTTGATTTAGATAGTGTTCACTTAGTGTAACAAAAATTGGATTAATGTCAGACTCGTAAAGTTCTTTACCACTATTAATGGCTTGTTCTTTTCTGAGTTCTTTTGTGTTTTTACAAACGATACGTGTGAGTGGATCACCGTAGATTGATGTAAATTTACCGCGCGGGTCTTTTACATAGAATGTGTGTTTGACAGGAATGTCACGAAACTCACGCTCGCCTTTCTTATTGCGTTCGACAACTCGAATGATATCATTCTCGCGGTCAAACCATGCGTCTACATAAGACATAAATTTTCTTCTCCATGCAATTTGAGGCTTGCAAATACCTTCATGCTGTTTATGGCCAGCTGACCTTTCTATATACTACTTATTAGATACGTTTTGTAATATCTAAAATTGCTTCAATTTCTTCCCAGTCTGCGTTGTATGCCTGCCAGTCGCCTTTGTGTGCGATTTTAATAGCTCGGTTAATAACACTGGGTTTAATTTGTAATTCTTCTGCTACAGCCTTGACTGTTTCTTTTAAGCCTTCTTGCAAATCCTCAACTTCACGTAGGACTGTTGAGCCTTCGCTGATTAATCTTTCTAATTTTGCCTTTTCTTCTGGACCATAACTACGACCTGACATAATGTCTCCTTAACTATATTGCCTATTATATACTACTTATCTTGTAAATGCAACCTCTATGAAATTTTAGAGGTGAAAATGGCAGAACTAGTCTGCCATTTATTTACTTGGGTTGATAACCAAAACTTTCAATCAACTGATCAGCAAAGCTAAATTCAACACTTTCATTTGGTTGTAATTGGCCTTGTTTAAATGTTCCTGAATCTTGACCGGCAGCTGCCAATTGGTCTGCCTTTGCCTTTGCCCTTGCAACATTTTGTTGGGCCAATCTTTGTTGCGCAGACATAGGAGTTGTTCCAGCTGGAGATGCAGCTGTATTATCAGGTTTACCGTTCCATGCGTTTGATGCTGCGTCCCAAGACTTACCAATCTTGTCACCTACTCCTCCTAACCATTCACCAGCTTTTCCACCAAGGTCTGCACCGATATCGTGACCAACTGCACCGCCACCGACAGCACCCATAGCAGCACCAGCTGGACCTGCAAGTGCTCCTGTTGCACCGCCTAGCGCACCCAACCCAGCAGCACCTAAACCGCCACCGATAGCACTACCCCAGTCTTTGGCACTACCTGTCCATTTGCCATCGCCTTTAGTTGTATCAGAAGGTGATGGAGCTGTTCTGCCTTTGGCTGCAAACGCCGCTTTTGACTTTGGCCCCCATGCGCCGTCTACAGTAACACCTAGCTTTTTTTGCATAGCCATAACAGCTTCTTTAGTTGCAGGACCAAATTTACCATCAGCATTAATTCCTAACTGTTTTTGCAATGCTATTACTTCAGGACCTGTACTACCTACGTGCAATACACCCGGCGCCCACTGTTGTGTTGTAGTATCTGTCTTTGTAGTATCAGCAGGCGACGGAGCTGTTTTATCGGAATCAGAAGACCAGCTTGGTGGTACTTTATCATACTGAGCAAATAACGGTGCTAACTTTGGATCATTTTTTGATGTAACACTTAGATCACCATATAGCTTTGATAACTCTTTATATTCGTCGGGAGTTAATCCTTCATAAAGTCTGTGTCCGCTTTCGATTAATCTTAGTTTTTCTAATAAAGGATCTCTTACAAACCCGTTAACAGAACTTTCTTTTAGGCCAATTCCGCCTGTTGATTTGCCACCAGTTAAACTATAGTCTGGATTAAACGGTTTGTCAATGCTGTCTAGTCCAGTAGGCTTATCACTAACACCTGCTTTTGCCAACAATTCTTTAAAACGTGCAATCTTGGCTGCTTTATCTGCATCAGCTTTATCTGCATCAGCTTTAGTTGTATCTGATGGAGATGGAGCTGTTCCGCCCGTACTATCTTTTTGAGGGAATGGCTTGTCGCTTTTCTCACCGTTTGGACCATAATAGGTAGTAGGACCTAATGTAGGTTGACCTACGGGAACAGCCGGGCCAGTGGTAGTTGTTGTAGTTGGACCACTAGGTGCTGGATTAGCCTGTTGGATGTATCCAGGAGTAGGAGCAGGTTGTGAACCTGGTGGGAAATAAGGAGGAGTGCTAGGATAACTACCTTGTGGAGGATATGAAGGAGGATAGCCTGTTTGTGGATAATACCCTTGAGGATAATACCCTTGAGGATAACCACGATTTTGTGCGGCCAACGCACCCAACGCACCTATACCTAAACCTACACCAAAATTACGATTATAATCGCCATATTGTCTAGGATTGCCATAGTAATTATCGTGACGATAAAAATCATGTGGTCTGCCAGCACCCCAACGACCATCTTCTGACACTGTATCTGCTGATACATTATCTAATTTATTAAGTAATTCTCGCATGTTCATAGTTTATTCCTTTGGAACACAGTTAGGTACTGTGCGGCCTCCTTTTTTCTTAGTGCCTACTGGATGATAACCCTTCCAGCATGGGTTTGAATTCTTTAGTGAGCGTTTTTTAGCATTGGCTTCTTTGATAGGATTTTGTTCGTGTTTTTTTAAATCGTTATCAAATTGTTTTACAGTGGCTTTGTTGATGCCTTTAAATCTTTTGTCGCCTCGAGCATAATTACCTTCTGAATCTGATTTTTTAGCATCAGCATATGCAGCTTTTTTATACTGGGCTAATTTCTCAGTACTTAGTTCGTTTAAATTCAAATGTCCACCGTCGGGTGCATTGCTTTGTGCTCCTGGACCTTGCGGTTTAAAACCCATACTATGGTCTGGAATTTCTTCTTTGACCTTCTTAGGCTTCTGTTTCATTGCATTGCTTAACTGTTTAGTACCAGTATCAGCTTTGTTAAATTCTTTGGCTACGCTTTGTTTAACACCAGTACGTGCAGCAAATGCAGGATCGTGTGCAGCCGCAGCCATAAATCGAGCTTGTTTTTCTGATTTGCTTTTTTCGTCGAGTTTTATTTCTTTAGGATCATATGAATTTTTATAAATTCTATGATCAGCATCGATAGCTTGTAATGCTTTGTGTTTAGCATTGCGTTCGTTTTTTTCATCGCCTTTGCTTTCTTTCATCAATACACGTTCAGCAATAGTGCTGGCATATTGATTAATTAGTTGGCGTTTTTGTACTTGTTGTTCTTGAAATTCCTGCTCAACTTCGTGAAAGTATTTGCCTACCAGTGTAGTTTTGCCTACACGAGCTTGTGGTTTTTCTTCTTTTTGTTGATAGTGTTGCATTGCCATTTGTACTGGCAATGTGACTTTGTGAGGATTGCCTTCGTTAAGAACTTGTGTACTGGCATTTTTATCTACAATTGATAAAAATTTAGCCATGCTGTCAACACCTACTACAGGCTTTGTAGCAACTCCGTCCATCGCCTGTAGTATGCGCTTCATGTCCATGGTATTAACCGTTCAAACGTGTCATTAATTGACGCATACGAGCTAAATCTGCAGACTCTTTAACAGTTTCTTTTTCTTTAGCAGCTTTTTTCATTGGCTCAGTTTTATCACCGTCTTTATCTAAATCAATATAGTCTGGTTTAACTTTTGCTTTTTCAGCAATGTAAGCAGTTGTTTCTTTAATGTTTTTCCACATAGCGGCTGCGGCAATCTTCTCACCTTTTTCACCACCGCCAGCTTTTTTGGCTAGTTTGTCAAAACTCTTACCTGGCTTACCAATGTCTTTGCCTGCTTTAGCATCTTTAACAACTGCTGATTTCTTAGCGGCACTTAGACCTGCACTTGGTTTAGCTTCGGAAACTTTCTTTGCTCTACCTGTAGGAGTAGTAGTCGTTGCATATTGATGTATTTGATCAATCTTTTTATGATTGCCTTTTTCAAGAGCGTCC